AATCAGTCACCTCCTAACCATGCTCCATCTCTTCTTGAGTCATCTCACCTTCTGCATCAGTCGGCCTCGTTTCATTATCTCCTCTATCTTGGTTCCTATCTATATTGTCCTGGTCTGGATTATCATTACGGTAAGACTGCTCATCATGCTCTGGCAGACCGAGGAAGTCTCTGAGGTACTTTTCAGTAGGCTGATCTGCACGAACAAGGTCTACGCCAGTAAGTCTATACAACGTATTGGCGAGCTTCTGCGGGTCAATTTTCTCGACTGGCTCTGTACGAAAGCGCGGCAGCTCTTCCACGTCCATGCCATTAAGAGCGATCAGCCTCGGCACAGCATAGCGATTCAGCACTTCTTTGATTGTTGCTATCCAGCCCTCAAGAGCAAGACTCAACATCTCCTGCTTTACTTCAGCCAATGCGTAGCTCGCACTCTGCATATGGCCCAACTGCAATATATCAGCAAGGAGTGACTGTGCTATCCTTAAATCATAACGAGCAATAACCTCACCGACCTCTGGTTTGGATGTTCCTGTAGCACTAAGCAACTCTAACTCCCAATTAGGAGGAAGGACTGCTCCCATCTGTTCATCTTTACGAACTCTACTGACCATATCTTCAGCATATCTCTTTTGAGCCTGCGCGAGCTTACTCTTGCCAAATATATCAGCAGGAACATTAAGCACAGGAAAGCCACTAAGGTCGCGCTCTATGCCAATAGCCTCAATAGTCTCCAGCTTCTTCTTATAATAAAACGCTTTGTAGCAACCTCTTAGAGAACTAAGACCTTCTGGTGAGTTCTTCTTAACTGACGGACGGAATAAGAGCATCCTCTCCCAGGGAATAAACACCTCATCTGTATAGGGATAAGGACGCTGATAAAAACCCTCTAAGTCACCATTGTCAGCTATCTCCCATCTCCATACACTATCTTGCGAACGAGGAGGCAGCCTCTTCCACATCACAACGCCGTCCTCCTGTTTATAAACCTGCTCTGCTATATGAAAACCATATGGAATCATCGACAGAACCTCTGATTGAAACTCCTGCCAAGTGTGATCCATATTATTTATGTTATACTCAAGAAGGTCAGCAGCATCGCGGTCAGTACGCCTATCAGAAGCACTATCAACCCACCAGTCAACCTGTCTTATGTGCATCTCAATAGCAAGCAGTATAGCAGAAATCGTACTATCTGACTGCATCTCTTCTATAACTTTAACTTTACTGCGAAGATTCTTAAATTTCCTGAGATAATCTTCGTGGATATTACCCATCTGGTCATGCTTTAAACCAGATGCACCTATCTCACGAAATGCTTCTGCTGTTGGTTCCTCTGGCATCCCCTCACCTCCTAAAAGTCACTCCACGACACATACTCAAACGGCGAATTGCGTGCTAAATTATCATCTATAAAACTACCTTCTCCTACACCAACACTAATCGGCGATAAACCAGCAGACTGACCACCAGAAAACGTATAAGCTAAAGCATCAGCCCTATCAGGACTATTCAGACCTCTACTTTTCATCTCTTTCTTTGACTCAAGCTGTACACGACCCTTACTGTCTAGTTTATATTTAATGGAAGTCAGCTGTCCTGCAAGAACATCATCAGAAGGAATAGCCAGCTTTATATCACCATTCGGATCAAGTGCATCCCTAAGATTGAGATAGCACTCCGCTCTTCTATTCCGTGCGTCCTCTCTTTCAATAGGAACCTCTGCTCCATTAATGCCAACAGCATAGATTCCTTCTTCTTTTGCATACGCAGGAAGAGTACTACCCAACCCAACTGAGTCTATGTTCACAACACAATCGCTCATTGTGTTCTCTTTAACCTTTTGTATTATTGCAGGGCCTTCTAAACCATACCAACCCTGTACTTTCGATACATAACTGCCACGCCTTGTGACGATTACTGTCTCACCTGTACCAGCTCCACCTGGGTCTACGCCATAAATTGGCTCTCCATCTGGCTCTACCTCTTCCCATCTATCCTGAGCCTTTTGTACCCAATCGACTGGTATCAGTGCATCTGAATCACTAAGAGGCCACTCACCGAGAACAGCAACTCTCCACATATCACTGTTCTCGCCCCAATCCTGCCTCTTGCGTTCAATCCACTCTTTACTAACTAAGCCAGGAACAACCTCTTCACCATGAACAACATTAGGGCTATCATAACAACTCAAATGTATTTCATTAGTCTCTGGATTATCACAAAGAGCTTTAAAAGGTGACTCTCTTGAGTAAGGATTAGAACAATCTAACCTATGAGAACCTTCACTGGTTAATAATGTATCTATACGGTCGTGTATCTCTGGATCTACTCCACAACTCTCATCCACTACAACTAACATCTTCTCACTATGAAATCCTACGATATTCGCAGGATCATTAGTGCTGAGGCCCAAAGCTCTCCATAATGGGCCACACCTCAACTCAAACCTAAACACTTCAGTACCTAATGGTGCATTAGCTTGCTCCATTAACTTTCTTATTGGACTCCAATGCGCACTAAGCTGGCTTCTAGTACTAGCAGTAGTCAGCACAAGGGAATCGACATGAAGATGAAGAAATGCAACAACAGCACAAGCAATGCTGTAGCTTTTACCTAAACCGTGGCCTGATCTAACACTGGTATACCTGTTCTCGAACGTACTATTTATGATTTCTTCTTGATAATCAGTAAGTTCTACTCCAAATGTATCCTCAAGCCACAACACAGGCTGAGACCTATACTTTTCAATTATCTTTTCTTTAGATTTAACCGGCCTACCCCTTCTCTCTGGAGGCAAACAAACCACCACCTAACCTAATACCTTTATGTCATCAACCTCATAATCTGGAGAAGGCTCTATAACGCCATGTATAAGAGCATGACAAAATCCACAAACTGTAATTAAATCAGACTGCTCCTCATCAAATATATTATCGTAATTTAGATGATGAACCTGTAACCTACTATCACTCCCACACCGAACACACTGATAATTATCGCGCTTTAAAATCTTCTGTCTTTTCTTGGCCCACTTATCCGACCTTAAATAATCTCTATAAGGCTTATTCATCTTTATCAGCTTGCTTCATAATGTCAATCCAACTCATATTGACCTCTGCGTCAACCTCATGCTTTTGAGCACGGTCATACTTAGATGCTCTATTAGATTTTAATGCTGCTTCAAGTGCCTTTACACGAGCCATTCCGCTCTCAGAACCTAAACCACAGGCATACAAACTCTCTTCAAGAGCATCAGTCAAACAATCTTTAGCAAACTGTTCCTCATCTTCGAAATCTTCAATCTCTTTACGCCATTTATAGACACGATTAACAGAGACACCAGCAATCTTACAAGCCCCACTCATAGTACCACAACGAGTAATAGCCGATAAATAACTCCTGGCATCTTCTGGATACTCTTCTGGAGCATTATAATAAGGAGCCTCTTCTTCTGGTATAAGACCTATACGGTTAAAACCCACTGTATCTTTAATTGGTCTTCGTTGTGTTGTATTCTTCCTCTCCATATAATTTCACCCACTCTCATAATAACAATAATGACTACTCCTATTAGGTTAATACAAAATTTCTGTATTTTTCGTGAATTTAAATCCAATTTCTCAAATCTTTACTCACATTTTCTCTCAAAACCCTCCTTATCTCAGACATCCTTTTTGTAATAGCTGTTCTATCCAAACCAAACCCATCTGCTATCTCCTGATGGGTGAATCCTTCACACCACATCTGAAATATCTCTTCTTGTTCATTGTTTAAAATATTATTTACCTCATCTTCAATACTCCTAACAAAATCATTATTCACTGCCAAATCGTCTGGTCGCTTTGTATTATCCTGCAAGCCCACAAGGACATCAGAAACCTCCTCATCATCTTCCAAACCACCTTCATAACTATTCATACTGTACTCGTACTCATAAGGGTCAATAAAACTGCTGAACGCACTTCTCGCAATATTCCTACAACTAACATAAAAAAAGTGTTCAACTTCATTACTCGAACGCCTCAAATCTACCCTCTCTAAAACTTCTCTCTCCATCAATCCCAAAACCACTTCATTCACCAAATCATCCACATAATAACCATTATAATCCACCCTATAAATAATCTCTTTTATACGCTCCAACCTAGTCTTTCCTTTCCATTCAGCAGCCAAAAACCGATCCATTGCGACTTTAGAACCATACTTATCCTTATCCTTTACATAATTCTCAATTATCTCTTTCATCTTAATACCTCCAATATTGTTATTTGTCTTAATTATATCATAAATAGTTACTATTGTCAAATCACATTATCAATAAATTTATAGTATTAACCTAATAGGCAGACGAGGCAGAGCAGATAAAATTGCTCTCCTCGTCTTTTAAATATGTGAGGTGATAACGGTGGCATATAATATATGTAAGAACTGTTGGAAAAGATCAATATGTGAAATTAACTATAAA